TTTTACAGAAAAACTACACGGCAAGAACGCTAGAGTTGCCATCATAAAGATGCCTGGAACTGACCTTGGGTGGATTTATATGTGCGGTAGTCATAGTGTCAGGCGGAAAGAATTATGTAAAAGAGAAAAAGTAATTAAAGATTCTGTAACTAAAGAAGTATTGGAGAAAAAGACTATCGAAACCAAATCACAGTTTTGGGATTGTTTAACTGACAAGGTTAAGGATTTATTACGCTTTTTATCAGGATATGAAGATCACGATTGGGCAGATATAAAAGACGTAATTGTGTTTGGCGAAATGATAGGCCAAGGAATTCAAGATTTATACTACGGGACTAAATTCGATTTTCGAGTTTTTGATATAATGGTTGATGGCAAATATGTAGACTTTAACGAAAAGATGGATTATTTAACCGCATTTAATGTTCCCCATGTGCCAGTCTTATACACTGGTCCTTTCAGCAAACAAAAGCTAGAAGAATATGTTGATGGCCCAACGACCATGTGTTCGCAAGAAATGGCTGGTAAATTCGGAGGTAGGGAAGGTATAGTTATTACACCCGTAAAAGAAAGATTTGATCCGAACCTCAAAGGCGATGGACGTGTCATTTTGAAGGCAGTAAGTTTTGCTTATTTAGAAAGACATGCAGGTACGGAGTATCACTAATGAAAGATAATTTTGGCGACCGCATGAAATTCTATGAGAGTTTCGAAACTGAAAGACGATTGATGCCTCTTCTCCCATGTGTCGCTCGTATGGACGGCATTTGCTTTCATAGCTTCTGCCGTAAATTAAAACGACCTTTTGATGAAAGGTTATCGCAGTTGATGATCGCCTTGACGTTAGAATTAGCCAAGGAATTCAACGTTAATTGTGCTTATACGCAAAGTGATGAAATCAGTTTAGGTTGGAACATTGAGGACTATGAAAGCGAAATGTTCTGTAATGGCCGCATTCTTAAACTGAATTCTCACTTGGCGTCAAAGACTTCAGTTAAGTTCAACAGTCTATTGCCAGACTTCATTCCTGAAAAAGCGAAAGACGAGGCGTGTTTCGATGCGCGGGTAATGAACTTGCCAAATCCTGTTGAAGCCGCGAACATGTTTTTATGGAGAGAGTTCGATGCTACCCGCAACAGTATTCAAATGGCGGGACAAGCATATTTTTCGCACAAACAGTTGCATGGTAAGAATGGATCAATGATTCAGGAAATGTTGTTTCAAGAAAAAGGCATTAATTGGAATGATTATCCCAACTTTTTCAAAAGAGGTACGTTTGTTCTGCGTAGGAAGGTAAAAGCACCTCCTGATTTGAACAAAGTGCCTGAAAAACATAGAAGTAAAATTGACCCGAATATCCTGATTGAAAAGAATGAATTTATCAAGTATGATATGCCACCGTTCTCAAAGGTCGCCAACCGAGAACGAGTATTGTTTTTTGGCGAAGAACCCATAATAAATCAAGCGATACCTGCCTAATTAAAGTATTATGGATATAGCATTTATAATGGGCATGATTTTAGGATTTTTATTTGGGATAGGCTTCTGCTTATTCTTTACAGACATGTTGGGGCGTCGATTGCTTAAACTCCTGAGTTATTCACCAAAGAAAAAATTAAGTGAAGATGATTTTGACGAAGACGATCCAGTTAACTACTGGAAGCCTAAAGGGTGGAGGCCAGATAAGCCATATGATTAAATTAGACTTGTTGAACAAACTGAATGAAAAAGTATGTAACTGTCAAAAATGTCCCGACCTAGTAGCAAATAGGACGAAAACTGTCCTACATTCGGGTTCTCCAAATGCAAAAATTCTCTTCTGCGGTGAGGCACCTGGACAAGATGAAGACGAACAGGGTGAAGTGTTTGTTGGTAGAGCAGGACAACTTCTGACTAACATAATTACGGCTTGTGGGTGGGAGAGGGAAAAGGATATTTATTTGTGTAATATCCTCAAATGCCGCCCACCAAGAAATCGCGTACCTACCGATATTGAAGCTAAGAATTGCGAACCATACTTAAAGCTTCAAATTAAAATCATTAATCCAAAATACATTGTTTGCTTGGGAGCTACGGCTGTCCGCCATTTGCTTAAACTCCATCACCCGATGGGTTACATGCGGGGCAAGTGGTTTAAATACGAAGATGCACATGTTAGTGCCGACGTTCTCTGTACCTACCATCCCTCGTATCTCTTGAGAAATCCTGCTGCAAAAGACGACGTTGCAGAGGATATGTTCTCATTGGTGGAGAAAATTAATGCAAAGATATAAAGTTGGAGATAAAGTTCATATTATTGGCAAACCAGATGAAATGTTTACTATAGGTGAAGTTCTCAACGATTATTTCTACTGTTTTGATGATGAAGAAGTTGCTCATTTATATTTGGATGTACCAAATTACGAGAATATTTATTTTGCAGGAGATTTGAGTCCAGTTTCTATATAAAGGTATGAAAACATGGAAAGAATTTGTAGAACTCAAAGAAGCAATGGGAACAACACCTCCTCTTTCGCCCCGTCGAAGTGCCACTTTAAATCTTTCTCCTGAACAAAAGGCACAGGGCTTAGCGGCCCATCAAGCAGCTACGCAAGGAACGACACCAACAGTTGCTCAGCCTAGTATGCGTCGAAGTGCCACTTTAAATCTTTCTCCTGAACAACGAGCGCAGGGACAGGCGACGTTTCAAGCGGCTAGAAACGTTTAATCCACTCACTAAAAGAATGATTATTTTTCTCAATAGCCCGAAGGTACTTGGGCCATTCTTTTTTAAAGTTAGGGTGTAGTTTATATTGGGCTACTCTATCTAGGTCCACCCATTCTGACTTGGTATGTTCGTCATTTAATTTAACATTAAACGGTTTATCGACTCGATAAATATACATTGCGAAAGGATCGTCCTTAAATTGAGCGATCCTTTTTCCTTTTAGAATCCCAATTTCCTCTTTGCTTTCCCGTTCAGCAGTCTGGAGCAAATCTTCGTCGCCTTCAATTCCGCCACCTGTTGAGGCCCATGTAAAAGGATAAGCTCTCGCTTCTTTGGAGCGATGTAATAAAAGAACTTTTTTCCCATCAGTGTATAGAATTCCCGCACCTAGATGTTTCATTAGCTCTTTGGGCCTCTCTTCAATGGAACTGGCTTGAGTTTTTCAAGGTGTCGATCAGGTTTGCCCTTCAAGCCATGCATCATATTATATACTTGTTTGGTAATTTCGAAAGCATTTTCACCCTTACATTTCTCGCTAGATTGGACGCTAACTGTATTCCTATCCTTATTGTAAAAACCTTTAGAGACTATAAAGCATTTATGTTCATTGTTCCAAGTTACAACACACACCCACTCACCGTCATCCCAATTTCTACTTGACACTAAAACTCGGATAGGCTTATCTGTGTAAACGTGTTTTATATGAAAATTATGCTGTTTTAATCCAGCCGAAACATATCCCAAAGCTATTTTAGCAAATGCATCCAAAACTTCTTCTGGTTTAGTACGGAAATTAACTTCTACGCTATAACGGGTAGAATCAGCGGCTTCTGTCAAGTTAATGAATGGGCGAACCATCACCAAAAAATCACCTACTTCGGGGTCACTAAAATAATCTTTGAAGTTCAACATCACTCATATATATAGAATTATGGTAAAGACATTCAGGCAATTCTTAGAAGAGAAGGTGAGATTGACCGAATTGGCTGCTGGAGCTACTATTGACGCGCAAACTCAAAATGCCATTATTGCTCAATTGGTTGGTGCGCAACAAGGCAATAATGTTAATAATATAGCTGACAACCTATCCAAAAGAAACCCAGCTTTGACATTAGCAGTTATGAATAGCCCTGCTGCTGAAATGTTACAGGCTAAAAATCGCGCATTACAAAAGAAAACTCAACCACAGCAACAACAGAACTTGAACACCAATATTAATACGCTTGGTGCGTTGCCTGGAACGCAAATTTAAAGCCCTTCAGAATCAAAATGAACGTTTTGAGTCTTGAGTTTTGTCGCCAAGTTAACTAGGTTAGGAACAAATTTTACATTATACCACTGTCGCATAAAGTTTATCGGGTTGCGAATAGTTTCTTGTCTGTTCGGATGCCCTGGATTACGACTGAAAAATTCACCACTTGGCGTGCGGGTGAAAGTCGAAGACGGAAAACGCGATAACTGCGGCTTGTAGTTTATCATCTTTGTCTTATCACTCTGGTCAAAAATCACAGTCGGTCTTTTTGAATTTTCATAAGTCACAATCCACCTCACATCTCTCGGCACGGCATAGGGAATTATATGCTTTAATTCCCCTGCAAACAAGCCAGTTTCTTTATGCCAGTCAGAAAGAATATTAGTTTCATCATCAAACGAACCGCTACTGCCCCAATTGGGCTTCGATAGTACGTTTTAAGACCTTTGGAGAAGTCTCCAATACGATCCTTGTCTATTCTGTAGACAAAGTTATTTTCTACAAACTCTCTAAAGTTCATATTTTGTTTTTCAACCATTGAATAAAGTCCTGTTGATTATAGTTATCACATTTTTGATTGTTTTCTTTTTGTGAGAGTGGCTGTAAGTTTTCTAAACAGTTAATCAATTTTATATCAGTGATGCCATGCTCGACAAAAGCCCGCACAGGGAAAACATGATCCAGATGCCACGCCGCATCCTTCACTTTCTCCCAATTCGGGTGATTGGTTATATGTCGTTGCAAATCTCTAGCAGTGTAACCGAGCAGTCTATGGCTATAATCTAGCTTCTCTTGTTTTAAAGCCTTTAAGGTTCTACGAAGTGACTTCCTGTATTTATAATACACTTTTCTGTATTCTTCGCTACCCTCTTTTCTTAGTTTGTTTTTAGTTTCTTCGGTGCCGCAAGCTCGACAGTATTGCTTCTGAAAGTAAAACCCAACGAAAGATATCTTCGCAATCCTGCCACACTTACAACGATAACGCAGTCGTTGCTTATTGCTGATGTAGGTCGTCTCTAGTAATTCGCATCCACGCGACTTGAATATTGCTGCGACTTCATCGCGGCTGTATTTCTTCTTGCGGCCTGTTGAATGGCAATAACCGCAACGCCGTCCATTGCTAAAATTATTCCAAGAGATTTTCGACAATTTACCGCATTTACACTGGTACTCCATCGGTGCTAACGCACCTTTGTATTCTCCAAGCAATTTGCACCCTTGTTCCTCGAAATATCGAGCCACTTCTTCTGTTGTTCTTTTCAGTTTGTGCATAAAAAATACTCCTTACCTAATATAGTAAGGAGTATTTAAAATTAATCAAGAGTAATTAAGCATCAGTCCAATGTTATTATGCCCTGAGGACCGTCACCCCATCTGTAAATAAGGTCTTCACGCCACTTCTGTAATCCTTCTTTAGCTTCCTGTAATAAAGCTGGTCCATCTAGCTGCAAACCACCTGCTGGACCAGGGATATTCGTCCATTTGCCACGAACTCTACCAAGCATTTGCATTGCATGATAGAAAGCACCCTCAATCATAACTGTAGTAACCCTTTTGAAGTCTGGCAGTTTCGGGAGATAATGTACCATTACAGAATGACAACGACAAGGAGTAGGGTAGAGCTTAATGTTGCAATAACCATCAATCCATTCCCAACCACCTAATTGACTAGATAAACGATTATACATTTGCTCATATTGTTTATAAAGAACCCATTCTCCCGCGCGACCATAAATTGGTGTATTTGGGTCCATTAAACCACCTTGAATAGAAGAATAGCTTCCGCCTGGGTAGTAATACTCAATTGGAAGCACACCACCTAAATCGGACGCATTGAAAGTAAGTAACGGTTGTTCGCGGTAGTAAACCATGCGGATAAAGCCAACGTCGGGTGGCATGGTGTAAACGCTTTTGCCAGGCTGAGTGTTAAAAACATAGTAGGTAAAGTGTTCACGCCCAGCAAACTCCTCAAATTCAAGTAATGCCAGTTCCACGGCAGCGTTAAGATTCTGGTCATCTAGTTCTATTTTAATTACAGGCGCACCGAGTCGAAGTAGAACTAAGTCTTTGATTTGTTCAATAATTTTTTCACGGCAAGGTCTTTTACCTATCTTGGGACAACAGCCAGCGGGCGGGGCAATTAAACCGTGGTCGCCACCTCCTGCGCAGGCGTTGGCTTGCTGCTGAGTTAGGCGGTTCAAAAAAAGCGTATTATTATTACATACAGTTGACATAACTGTATTTATCCCTAAAACTGTAAAGTTGATAATATATAAATGAAAAGGTTAAATGCCATGAGATTTAGTCAATATGTGAATGATAATTGGAATGCCAAAGAATTTTGTCACAAGTTGGCAAACGAAGCGAGATCGGCCTGGCACAACATCTTTGAAATGGCTATGGCCACGCAGAAAATTGCAGACCCCAAATTTCCAATTTTGCACGACGCAGACGACTATAAATTCCTAAGTCAGTTTCCATATAATGTTTGGTCCCAAGCCCTTAACTGGAGATACAACCAGGGTTTAAGAGATATGATGCGTAAAGCGAACGCGGAGGATCGCACGCACATTCCCGAAGACCACGACTGGACTAATCAGATTACATTCCCTGTAGGGCATGGTAAGTTTTATCGTTTTGGCGGACCTAACCACCCTGCTACTATTTATACTGGATTAACAACTTTGGCGAAAAAACTAACTAAACCAGTAAAAGGATATCCTGAGTACATTGAAAAACATCCTGATGATCCAGACTCACCTCACCCACATTGGGAGCCAGAAGGTCCGAGCTTGAGAGAAATTGATCCAAATGAAACAAATCCAGAGCACCCTGCGCATCCTAACAAATATAAGCACGGTCTATATGATTTTGACTTGGCAGACATGGCGGAAGTTAGTGACGAAGACATTGACGAAATACCAGACACAGATATTCAGGCAATGCTTGGACCACCTTTAAGTAAACAAAACGTAAAAAATCCAGAGGTTCAGGCTGCGATTCAGAGAATTCGTGCGAAGATGAAGAAGGTTAAGAAACATACATTCAGTGCTTATAACGTACCACAGTTAGGCACTAGCCAAGATAATATGTCTGACTGGCTTGTTGCAAACGCACTTGGACTTTATGGCAACCATCCAGATGAATACTTTGATGAATTAACTGGCAAAAAGCATCCAGTTCGCATCAAGACTCCTGCCGAAATGAGTTCTAAATATAAAATGGCTTTTAAGAAGAAGGCTGATGAAGAAGAAGGTTTTTCTCTAAAACACAATATACCAACAATTGAGAAACACCTTGACTTCGTAGAAGTTGATCCTAAAAATAACAAAGTTACACCCAAGGCTGGGACTTACACTATTCCTTACTTAAATCCACAGAAAGGTGTGCCACAACTTCACAAAGGCGGGCCTTTTGACATTACGCCAGAGCAGAGAGTAAAAATTGCACAACTCAGAGCAAAAGAAGAAAGCAAGACTAAGAAGAAGCCAAAATTTGCTCCGTGGGCATCAGAATGGTATTTGAAACCTGGAGAATCATGGCATGAAGCTTTGAAGAGATTTGGTCCTGAGTTTGGCGAAGCATCTAAAATCGACACTTTCAAGAACTTCCTCAAGTTTTGGGATATTTGGACCGACGATCAAAAGCTATGGCTCAAGAAAAACGCAAAGAGCTTGCACGACATGGCAAAACGTGTTCACAGCAAGGATGAGGAGTTGGGAAAAGATCAGCTTATGAAGCCTCAAAATCTTTATGCTGCTGGTCCGCGCCCAAATTATCTATCACAGGGTCAAGGGGTACTCCATATTCCACCAGAACAAATGGGTGCTTTTAAAGCGAAATATCTTGGCAAATTAATGACCGATTTACTCGGTGATAAAACAGAAGGTGCGGGGCAAGGTTATGAAGGTAACGGATTGATAGATAAAATCCTCAAAAGAATGCGACGTGACCCCAAATATCCCCCACAAGTTATTGCAGCTTTGGAAAGCCGTGCTACGGACTTGGCAACCTTTGCAGCTTATAATTTACTTACATGGCTTAATGACCCGCAGTACGGTATTAAAGACCCTGAATTTAATTTATTGACCCATGAAAATGTTGACGAAGAAGAAAATGCAATTCGCCGTGCATGGAAAGTAGAATGGTTCTTAAAGAGTGCCGCACAGATTGGTTTCAACGATGTGCTTTCTAGACGACGAAGAGAAAAAGCAGGCATGGGATATATAGGCACCCTTGATACACCCGTAGGCGACACTGGCAAGACTGGTGCTGGACAAGTGACAGCGGGACAGAAACCAAAAGAAACACACGATCTTCCAGCCAAAAGACGTTGGCTTAACTCCGACCCAGGTTCCATTGCGAGAGCGGGCCAAAAGTCACACAGCTTAATTTCACAATCTGAAGAGTTCTTTGCACAACGAAGAAGACAGTTGTTGAGAAAACTACAGGGTATGCCTGGTATTGAAAGCGATCTACAAAAGGCAGAAAAAGCAATTGATAATGCTTTGGAAATGTCAATCGAACTTTATCAGAAATATGATAAGGAGTTGGAAGCCTCAATACCTGATGAAATACAGCGTGAAGAAGAAATTATGAAGCGCATACACGCTGCGTTGAGTAAGCATGAATCCCTTAGCCACTCACAAATTGAAGACGTTATGGCTAAGACCAAGACTCTATGGACGGCAGGAAAAACGGACGCAGATGATTTGAAAATTAAGGAAGCTATGGACAACTTCATGAATGAATTCATGAAGGTTCCACAGGGCAAAGGCATCCGTATACCAGTATGGAACGACATGACAAAACAAGCTGTGGCATCGGCTAAAGAAATTGTACCGTCTGAAATACCAGCCCAACCACATAAGGTTGCGGAACTGATTGCCCATATCTATCAAAATAGACCAAAGCTTGTCTTGGGGGCATTGAAGCAATGGGGCTATAAAGTCTATGAAAAAATCGCGGATATGCACGACGATATCGAAAAAGAAACTAGCCAGTTGCAAGAAGAATGGCAAGAAGAAATGGCAAAGTGGGAGAATGAATTTGCCAAAGAATACAAATTTAAACCTGAAGAACCAATTGCAATGCCAAAACCTCAGCAACAGCAAGCAACACAACCGCAGCCCGTTGCAGCAAAAGCTCTTACACAATCACTGCCTGAATTATTTGCACTAGCAGACAAGGTTGGCAACGTCGATGATATGTTAAAATTAGGTCAAGCATTACTTGACAAGAAAACAGAGTTGATAGCACAACCAGGGTCGGCTGTACAATTAGAAAAGGCAATTGAAGCGATGCGACAAAGAAGAAAATTCTTCATAAATACTCCAGGCTCACCACAAGAATACAAGATCATGAATCAGTTATTACCACACTTGGTAGCTGAGTTGGAGGCTGCACATGGATAAATTGTCTTTCAAAGAATGGTACAAAAAACTATGTGAAATGATGACGGGTTATACAACGGCCATTGTTGGCAGTTGTAAAGGCGGTCCTGATTTCCAGGTTCGAGGTGCGTGCAGTGACTTAAAAAAGAAGAAAAAGAAATGAGCAATGCTTGGTCGCAGATGATGCAAAATCCAAAGAATCTTGCACTGAAGAAATTCATGGTGCAGGTGATGGGTAATAAAGCGAATCCGTATGATGATCTTTTCACACGGCTCGGCACTTCATTAGTTACGGACAATGATCTTAAAGTTTTTGGAGAAATGGTTAACGATATATTAGGAATCGGTTATCGCAAGGCAATTGAAGATTATAGAGATCAATTAAAAAAATTAGGATTAGAAGTTAGTCTAATAACCAGAGATTAAACAAAAGCAGGTTGATAGTCACTAATCATACCAAGATAAACCCTAAATTCTTTAACTTCTTTTGAGTCCTTAATTCTCCACCATCTTCTATTCTTCATTACTGGATATACAACTGATTCGTTTGGCAATTTCACGTCTTTTACTGTAACGAATTGAATGCTAAGGTCTTGTATATCTAATATCCTTGCCTGAAACTGGAATTTTTCACCATATTTAATTTTAGCATAACTTTGGTCATACAATGGATCAATGTTCTCATTATAATCCAGGCACGGCAAACACCACACATTGACAATATCCTCGTGAACAGGCTTATGTCTTGACTCTTCGATTGCCTTGACAATTTGAATCTGATCTTCCCGTTGTTTTTCCACCTTTTCAAAATCAATCGCCTTAACTTCACGTTGCATTGGCGGCGGTTCTGGTAATCGCAATTCTTCTCTAAAGTGTTTTTCACCGAATTTATTATGAAATATAATTTTTTCAGCTTTGCCCCAAAACGATTGTTGTTCCATTTCTGGAGCGGGTTTGGTGAAAGTATAAATAGACCCATCTTTGTTTTTAATAGCCATGATCTATATATACATTAGAATATGGCAATTAGGAATCCCGATGGAACCGTATTTCAGCTTTCAGGTTCCATGAATACCTTTGATCCAACTAATCCTGAACATCAACTACTTAGTTCTTTTGACCAAGAAATAGTTGAAATCGCAGGCACGCCGATCCTCTATTATGAAGTATTTATCCAAAAACAAACAATTGATCCATTGTATAGGGAAGATCGTGGGAAGTTATTCTCTACCTTCCCAATTCAATTAATGGGTTTCTATGAACCAATACCATCGCAAAACTACATGAATATGTTCGGCATTGACGCTCCTGATGAAATACAGTTTCAATTTAATTACAGAGCCGTTCTAAAAGCCATTGGGCATCCGCCAAAAATCGGGTCTAGACTTTATACGCCACACAAAGGCGAGAATTGGGTAATTATTCAACGCAACGTTGGCGATTTTTTCCTTTGGGGTGAATTAAGACTAACTATCATTGCTCAAAGATTCCAAGAATCTGTTACTACAGGCGAAGGTCGAGTTACTCAACCAACCGTATCAACAGTTGATGCCAACGGAAATGTTGTGCCTGTTGCTAATAATTTTAATATAAACCAGAGTCATTTATTTAACCATAATATATAATTAGGTAATTCTATGACAAACATGAAAGATGTGAATGCGGAGAAATCATTGGTTGAGTGCCAAGACCGCGACAATAAGAACTCTATAAATATAGACCCCGTACCAAAGCAATGTGACGACGATTGTTGGCCCTCACAGAAGAGGGTTCCTATCCAACCACCGAAGGATTGGACTCGAAGAAAAACCTTCAACAAGTTGGGTTTAGGCCAACACTGGCTTTGTGACCCAATTCAAACAGGACAAATCATTAATGATTTAGACACTCCGAACAGGGACGTTATTTATCGTTATTCAAGGTCCATACGGGCGTGTGATGAAGCCATGCTGGATATGTTTCGTAATGTAAAAGTTCTTGACGAACAAGGGAAAGAACACACAGTCCCCATTATATGGGCCAGTCAAGAAAAAGCTGTCGCTGCTATTCTCCAAGACAATGTTCGTAAAGACGATTCGCTAGTTGTTGACCGTATTCGTTTGCCAATTATAGCCATTTGGAATGCAGGAATGCAGTTCGATCAAAGCCGTTTTACTTATCAAAAAGCTTATACTTTGTTGCCTTGGTTATGTCCAGACGACACTATCGGCTTCTTTAAACAGGAGAAGTATTTTAAGGATACTTTCTTCGGAGTGACAAGAGGTATTCCAGTAAATATAAGTTACACACTATATATGTGGACTCTTTATGAGGAGGATATGAACCAAATACTGGAGCAGGCGTTCTCAAAGTTTTCTCCAGTTGCGCAGTTGCAAATAAAGGGGATATGGTGGGATGTAATTGTCACATTAGATAGTACGCAAAATAATATAGACTTAGAGCCAGGCGATGCTAAAGTCAGAGTGTTGAAGTATCAATTTAATATGACAGCAAAAAGCTATATAGCACAACCTATTTATCGACTGAAAGAAAGACCAAAGCCGTTCTGTCATGAGCCTTGCAGTCCAACTTCGCCTGAGGAACCTAACTTTATGACAGAACAAATGTCCGACGAGGAAATCAAAAACTCAATTGAAGAGTTAAAGAAAAGTGTAATGGAACTAGAAGAATCAATGAAAAAATAGTATGAGATCAGCAGCAATTATAGGGTATACAGGGAAAGGATTGTTCAACACCCCTACTAAAATAGAAAATGTAAAGGATTTGCATACTAAGTTTGGGAAAAAATCAAATGTAGTCACAGCGGCAGAGCAGCTTCTATATGCCGATTATCAACCCATAATTATAAGATTGGAAGAAGATACATCTTTCGCGGGCGGGTTTATCTTGGATGATAAGGGTGCGGTTTGTATGTCTGTTACTGCTGATTCCCCAGGAACAACAGGGCACCAGACTACTATTGAAGTAACTAAGGACGGGGACCGTTTCAGTTTGCTTGTCTCGAATAGTGGTGAAATGGTCGAGTTTTGGGGGAACCTTTCACTTCAAGATGTGGAAGAGAATGTAAACTTGGCATCAAAATGGATTACAGTTTACGTTATCAGTCCAGAATTACCTAAGACTCAAAAAATAGAACTTCGGATTAAGGATAAGAATAATACGGAACTGAGTTTTCAATC